CCAACAGATTTAGGCAATAAGGAGAAGATGGTAGCAGCAAAGGACATCCTAGACCGCAGTGGTTTTACCAAGACTGACAAGGTAGAAGTGACTGCAGCAAGTCCTCTGTTTATCCTACCACCAAAGAAAGATGAAGACTAGTAAAGATTGGAAACTCCCAGTACCAGAAGAGACCGAGGATGGTTTTAACTGGCAACCTGTAGTGAGAATAGGTAGAACCGTACCCTTTGGTTATGAGCAAGACCCTACTGACTTAGATGTACTACAACCGATTGTAGATGAGCTTGAACTACTAGAAAGAGCTAAGAAGTATCTAAGACAGTATAGCTACAGAGATGTAGCGAACTGGTTAAGCGAACAATCAGGCAGATACATATCCCACGTAGGTCTAATGAAAAGAGTAAAACTTGAACAAAAGCGTAAAAGACAAGCTTCAAATCAACGCTACCTTGCCGAAAGGTACAAAGAAGCGTTACAAAAAGCCGAAAGACTTGAAGAAAGAATTGGTGGAAAAACAGAAGGTTTATCCGCAGCCTAAGCCAGAACCGATAGAAGTAGAAGAAGCACAGCATGTTATCTTCCAACCTAATAAAGGACCACAGACAGAGTTCCTTTCTTCTAATGAACGAGAAGTATTATACGGAGGAAGTGCAGGAGGCGGTAAGTCTTATGCAATGCTTGCAGACCCTGTACGATACTTAAACAATCCACAGTTTCGTGGGTTGCTTATAAGACGAACAACGGAGGAACTTAGGGAACTTATCTCTGTCTCCAAACAACTCTATCCAGAAGCAATACCTAACATAAGGTTTATGGAGAGAGACAAGACTTGGGTAGCTCCGTCAGGTGCAACACTCTGGTTATCTTACCTTGACCGTGACGATGACGTTACACGATACCAAGGACAGGCATTTAGTTGGATAGGCTTTGACGAGTTAACACAGTGGGCAAGTCCTTATCCGTTTGACTATATGCGTTCTCGACTACGTACTGCAAAAGGAAGTGGCTTAGAGTTATACCAGAGAGCTACTACTAACCCCGGAGGTGCAGGACACCAGTGGGTTAAGAAAATGTTTATAGACCCTGCTCCACATGGAACAGCATTCTGGGCTACGGACATAGAGACAGGTGAAGTCTTAAAGATGCCTAGAGGTCACAGCAAAGAGGGTGAACCTCTATTTAAAAGACGGTTTATTCCTGCAACATTATTTGATAATCCATACTTGGCAGAAGATGGAATGTATGAAGCAAACCTACTCTCTCTGCCTGAGTATCAACGTAAACAGTTACTGGAAGGAAATTGGGATGTCAACGAGGGAGCAGCCTTCCCAGAGTGGAACAGACAAGTGCATGTTGTCGAACCCTATAGTATCCCTAACAGTTGGGCTAAGTTTCGTGCATGTGATTATGGGTATGGTAGTCATACAGGTGTTGTCTGGATTGCAGTTGCTCCATCGGAACAACTCGTAGTCTACAGAGAACTGTACGTATCAAAAGTATTAGCTACAGACTTAGCTGATATGGTATTAGAAGCAGAAGCAGATGATGGAACTATTCGGTATGGTGTGTTGGACTCTAGCCTTTGGCATAAACGTGGCGATACTGGTCCATCTTTGGCAGAGCAGATGATAGTAAGGGGATGTCGGTGGAGACCCTCAGACAGAAGTAAAGGCTCAAGGGTAGCAGGTAAAAACGAAATACACAGAAGACTACAGGTAGATGAGTTTACAGAAGAACCAAGAATTGTTTTCTTTAACAACTGTACAAATCTTATCTCTCAAGTTCCTGCCTTACCGCTAGATAAGAATAACCCTGAGGATGTAGATACACACGCTGAAGACCACCTCTATGACGCACTCCGATACGGAGTTATGACAAGACCACGAAGTAGTTTATTTGATTATAATCCAGATGCACAACGCTCTGGGTTTCAAGCTGCTGACGCAACATTTGGATATTAAGGATAAATAATGGCAGAAGAAATTACTCCAGATTCTGAACAGGCATTAGCTGTTGAAGATATAACTGAAGGTTCTTACATAGATACTCCTGTAGGAGAAATTATTAGCTTTGTAAAGGGTAAGTATACAAAGGCTGAGACTGCTAGACGAGGAGATGAGGAACGATGGATACAAGCCTACAGAAACTACAGAGGATTGTACAGCCCTGAGGTACAGTTTACTTCTACTGAAAAGTCTAAGGTATTTGTAAAGGTTACTAAGACTAAAGTTCTAGCTGCATACGGACAGTTAATTGAAGTTCTTTTTGGTGGCAATAAGTTTCCACTAAGTATAGACCCTACAATACTTCCTGATGGAGTAGAAGATACTGTTAGTTTAGAAACAAACCCTGAGGCTAAGAAAGCTTCCCAAAAAGATGAAGCAGAAGGTTTACCAGAACTCCTTCCCGGAGAAACTTTGCCAGAGTTTAATGAGCGTGTAGGACCTTTGGCAGATGAATTAGCTCCTGTAGAAGAAGATATAGAGTTTAAAGTTGGAGCAACTCCATCTTCTGTAAACTTTCATCCTGCAATGGTTGCAGCAAAGAAAATGGAAAAGAAAATACATGACCAATTAGAAGAGTCGAATGCAAAGAAGCAGCTGCGTTCAGCAGCATTTGAAGCGGCTCTTTTTGGTACAGGTATTATGAAAGGACCTTTTGCTGTTGACAAAGAGTATCCTAACTGGGATGAAGAGGGTGAATATAGTCCAATGTTTAAGACTGTGCCTCAGACTTCTAACGTATCTATCTGGAATTTTTATCCAGACCCTGATGCTAATAATATGGACGAGGCAGAGTATATTATTGAAAGACACAAACTTTCTCGCTCCCAACTCCGAGCCTTAAAACGCAGACCATTCTTTAGACACAATGCTATTGATAAGTCTCTTAACGAAGGAGAGATGTATAGCAAAGAGTGGTGGGAACATGTCATGGATGACAACAGTGACGATGACAGGGCAGAGCGTTTTGAAGTCCTAGAGTTCTGGGGTTTTGTTGACACAGAGATACTCCAACAACAGGATATAGAAATACCTGACGAATTAAAGGATGCAGAGCAAGTGAGTGTAAATGCTTGGATATGTAACAGTAATGTACTCCGTCTAGTTCTAAACCCATTTACTCCTGCCTACCTACCTTACTATGCAACTCCTTATGAGATGAATCCATATAGTATCTTTGGTGTAGGTATTGCTGAAAACATGGACGATACGCAGACACTTATGAATGGCTTTATGCGTATGGCTGTAGACAATGCTGCACTATCAGGAAACTTATTAATAGAGGTTGATGAGACTAACCTAGTTCCCGGACAAGACCTGAGTGTTTATCCCGGAAAAGTCTTTAGAAGACAGGGCGGCGCTCCCGGACAAGGTATATTTGGTACAAAGTTTCCTAATGTATCTAATGAGAATATGCAGATGTTTGATAAAGCAAGACAGCTATCAGATGAAAGCACAGGGTTTCCATCCTTTGCTCATGGGCAGACAGGAGTGTCAGGAGTGGGTAGAACTGCCTCTGGTATCTCAATGCTTATGAATGCTGCTAACGGCTCTATACGGAGCGTTATTAAGAATATAGATGACTACTTACTAGGACCTTTAGGTAAAGCTTTCTTTAGCTTTAACATGCAGTTTGACTTTGACCCTGAGATACGAGGAGACCTTGAGGTTAAGGCACAGGGTACAGAAAGTTTAATGGCTAATGAAGTACGTAGTCAGAGACTGATGCAATTCATGCAGACTGTTTCTAATCCAACACTTGCTCCGTTTGCACGAATGGACTACATAGTTAGAGAGATTGCAAAGAGTATGGACTTAGACCCTGACAAGATTGCTAACTCAATGAGTCAGGCAGCAGTACAGGCTGAGATACTTAAAAAGTTTCAAGAACAAAACCCACCACCTCCACCACCTGAGGGTGCAGTACCACAGGGAGGACAGCCACCTGCTCCTGCAGGAGGACAGGTTCAGGATACACAGGGAAGCGGTGGAGGAATTATAGGTACAGGTTCAGTGCCAACTCCTGATGAGCCGGGATTTGCAGCTAATCAGGGTACTGTACAATGAACCTAAAGAAGCTCGTTAATGATAAAGCTTTATGGGATAACTTTGTAGAATACTTAGATGATGCTATTAGTAAAAACCATACAGCACTAGAACAGGCTGATAACACAGTTATTATTCACAGACTACAGGGTGCAATCGGTGCATTGCGTAGACTTAAATATCTTAGAGAAGAGATGAATGGAACTGAATAAACAAACAGAAGATGCTTTTAATCTTATACCTGATGAGGATTTACTTAAATACTCTAAACAGGATGCTTATTTTTATCTTGAAGGGGCTAGAGAAAAGTCTAGAAGAGAGCTTGAAGGAGCTATTGGTCTTTCTGAAGCACAACAATCTTTTAAGAATTATGAACAGATAGTACAAGAAGCTAGTGGTTTAGATAAAAAATATAATGCAGCTCTTAGGCAAAAAAATATATCTAATGCTAAAGAACTTAGGGCAAATGATAATAATGTATTACGCACAGAAACTTTTGATGCAGCATATAATGCAGCACTAAGCGCAGGGGCAAATGAAGATACTGCAAATTTAGCAGGGTATAATGCAGCTAACTTTGGTGACTTAGCTCCGGGAACAGGTGAAGCTTTTTTTGTTGAAGATATACGTCAACTAGTTAAAGAAGGTAAGTATGCACAGGCAAGTGCTTTAAGTGCATTACTGGGTATTCCTTTTTTTGGAAAATATATAGGTAAGGTTGTTAAGAAGAATACTTCTCTTTTAGATTGGGCTACTACAGAACGTGGTAATATCCCTAAAGTTAAAATAGATAGTCCTACGGAAGTAGATGTATTTGGACAAAAAGTACAATTAGATTATAAAGGAGAACTACCATATAAAGCAGCAAATGCAGCAAGTATTCTTGGACGTAATACTAATCCTATAAGTTTAAATTTAGCACAGAGAGAAAATTATTTAAAGAGAGAAGGTATAAGTACATACAGTCCTACCATAGAAGCTTTATACACTTTTCCTAATTATAAACAAGTATCTAATGAAAGAATAATTCAACCAGAGGAAATTCTTCAACATATAAAAAATATACCAGAAGATAATGCTGCAATATTAAACTCAATACAGACAGAGAGAATATTTAACTATGACAGTATTTATTACCTTGCTGACGAGGGGATTATCCCAGAAAAAGCGTTTGCAGATAATTCATATCTTCCTTCACTTTTAAATAATGTAAATAAAACACCTGAACTTCAAAAAGAAGCAGCTAGATATTCTACTCTTTATTCTGAAGCTTTACGTAATGCTAAACTAATGCCTGATGGAAATTATAGAGTAGAGTTTGGTTCAGAGTTTGATAACCCTGTTGTAATAATGCCCCCTGAAAGATATAAAACTAGAATAAAAGATATAAACGATAAACATTTTAATTTAATAAATGAACAGTTACAAAACCCTATAGAACACCCCTATTCTTCTTCTACAAACTTTGAAGTAGATGTTCGCACTATTCCTGTGCTTGGAGGCTATGGCAGAACAGATAACTTATCTGCTGTTACAACTTCTGGACTTGGAAGAGGAGAAAGAATTTTTGGAACACAGTATGGAAAAGATGATATTTTATATAAAGGAACACAATCTCAAGATGACCAAGCATTAATAGTTAATAACCCCCCTGTTGAGACTAAAATAAATGCTCAAATAGGTGAACCAACAGAAGTTACAGAGCGAAGAGGGGAAATAATTCTTAGACATCCTGCTGTTCTAGAGAATAAAGGTAATGTTCTTTTTGAAGAAAGAGGAACTTTACCCGGAAGTTCTTTGTATACAATTTCTGATGAATTAGATAGAGTAAATGAATATGATATAAATAACTCTTTAATACTTGAAGACTTAACATATATGCAACGTAGTCAACTAAACCTAAAACTTTTTTCTAATGCTGAAGAGGCAGGTAAAGCAATAGCAAAGATTGACAAGGAGATAGGAAAAAATTATTTTACTTTTTTAGCAAATGGTGAAGCAAAATATAATTATGATTCTTATTTAAGTAATATGAAAGCGCAGAAACAAGACACTTTTGGAAAAGATATATTTTTTTGGATGAGTGTTAATAAGTCTTATTCTAGAGCCGTTAATAGTGGACAGTCAGAGTTTATAATTAGAGTTCCTAATCCTGCTGGAAAAGAAGACCCAAATAGTATATTTGGTGTAGATAGTTTTATGAACTATAAAGCAGATGTAAAAGAGTTTGAAAAAACCGTTTTTGATAACTTAAGCACTCCTTATCTAGAACCCTATTTAAATTTTTTAGGTATAAAAAATATTGATAGTCAAGAAAAACTTGTACGTTTAATAGACTATTTACCTGAAAAAATAGATAAGTTAACTAATCATCAAATAGATTTTCAGGAACTGGCTGAAGTTACGCATGGGTTTGGGTCAGACCAATTAGGACATTTAAGATATAAACAGTATGGAAAAGATGTTATTATAGAAGAACTGCAATTTGATATTATGCAATCACTATTAAGTGAATCAAGAGAACAATCTATTGAAGAACTTTCTAATTTACCTTTTAAGTATCAAAAGTTACCTAATACTCTACGAGACCTTATTAAAAAAGAAGGCATAGATGGAGTAAATAAATTAATTAAACAGGGTAAATTTTCTGATAAAGGTATTGGTAAATATACTCAAATAGTTCCTACTAATAAATTAAGAGAAAATATAAATGCAAGTGAATCAGGTATAACTTCTGATACTGTATCTCTTGTTAAAACTGGAGATGCTCTATCACCTAATAAGGTTGTTGAGACACCAGATGTTGCTAATATTAAGAGATATAAAGATTTTATTGATAATGAAAAAGAACTTGGAAAAGAACTTTATTTATTACAGTCTGAATTGTCTCCAAGTAAAATAGGAAAAACTGCCAGAGAGGAAGCTAAAGCAGAGTTAGGTATAACAAAAAGCATACCCATTAATTCTTTAGAAGAAGGTGTAGAAAAACTTCTAGTGTCTCTTATACTTGATGCTAAGAAAGGAGGAGCAAGAAGAATAATACTCCCTCCTTTAGAAAAATTAGCTAATGCAAGAGGTGTAACTCTTAGTTCAAAAAGTGATTTAGCTAGACTATCTCCAGAAGGAATAATGAGAGGGGATGGTATAAGAAAAACTTTAGAAAAACCATATGTCCTATCTTCTATGAACACAGTAGGTACTGAAAAATACTTTGAAATATATGAAAAAGCTTTTAACAAGGCTATTGCTAATCTTGTAAGAAAGTCAAATGGACAGATTAAACCTATACAATTTAAAAAAGATGGAAGTCCAGTAACTTTAGAATACGGAAGTAATTTTATATTTAACAAGAATGATGTAATTAATATTAAGAATGATTTAACTAATTTAAATAATCTTAAACTTGCTGTTGACAAAGATTTAAGTGGTAATTTAAGTAATAGTATAGGTGAGCTATATGATGCCGAGGGTTATCTACCTAAGGGTTTTTTAAGTACAAAATTGGATGCTGTAACTCAAGTTAAAGAACTTGAGAGTATATTTGATAAAATACCTGAAATTACTGAAAATATTTTTAAAAAGGGAGTTGCTTTTACAGAAGGTGGTGTTCCTTTTGCATATCCAGATGGCTATCAAAAACAAATAGAGGCTAGAGATAGTAGTAGAAAATATGTTGAAGAGCGATTAATTGATAGATATCTTGAACAATTCCAAATGAGAGAGGAAGAAATACTAGAAGATGTTTTATTAGAATATGGTGATGGAATAGATAAGTATGGGCCTCAGATAAAAGCAATGGGTAATGATATTTTAGAAAAGTTAGACCCAAAGCTAACTTCAGAAGAAGCATTTCAAGAATTTTTTACCGAGGAAAGTTTTGTAGACTTAATAAAATTACATGAAAAAATAATACTTAAAAAGGCTGCTATTTTTAGTGATGAGACTAAAGGGTTTGGAAAAAGAACAAAAGAACCTGTAAAAGGTATAGATATTGGTGGCATCTTAAACGATGTTAAATTAGAGAATGTAACAGTCGGTATGGCAAAGGGAGGATTAGTCAATGCTAGGTAAACAAACTGAAATGGCTTTCATGCAAGAAGGTGGAGGTCTAAGGGATGATGGCATGAAGCGTGACCCTGTGAGTGGTAATGATATTCCCTCTGGCTCTCTTGCTGAAGAAGTTAGAGATGACATTCCTGCTATGTTAAGTGATGGAGAATATGTTATACCTGCTGATGTTGTTCGTTTCTTTGGTGTAAAGTTTTTTGAAGACTTACGTATGCAAGCTAAGATGGGTTTGCAACAAATGGAAAAAAGCGGTAGGATAGGTGGAGAACCTATTTCAGAAGAAAGTGAAGAGATGATGAGTCCTGAGGAGGAGCAATTAATTATTGCAATAACTCCAGAGATGAACAAAGGAGGAGTTATCAAAGCTGCAGAAGGAGTTATGACCGATGCTGACATCTATAAAGATGCAAAATTAAAAGCTATTAATCCTTCTAAGAGTGATTTTAGTTTTGTTGGTGGTAGTCTTTTTGACGATTCTGTTCCTACAGGTACAACTACTAAAACCTACTATCACCCTGATGGAAGAATACAGGTAGTACTCTATGATGCTAATGGCAACTTAGTTAATCCTTCTGATGCTGAGTACACAGAATCTCCTTGGTCACTTACTCAACCTGAAGCAGGAAGTCAAGATAATCTTGAAGAAACTCAACCTGTGGATGTCATTGGTGACAGAGGAGGAGTACAAGGTTTTATTGAAGATAAGGATAGAGGAATAGCAAAACGCTTTGAAGAATACTCTCCTACAGATTTTGGTAAGGCTGCAGACTCATTTGATGGAAACCTTGCAAGTATTGCGGAGTTTACCCCTCTAGGTGCTATAGCAGGTATATCTTTAGAAGAGGGTCAAGAAGTTGCACAAACTATATTAGATTCTAAAATGTATAAAGGAAAGCCTTTAAACAACTATGAGAGATTACAGCTAACTCGCTACTTAAATACACCTAAACCTGAGAGTTTCTTAAACAATATTGTTAATAGATTAACAGGAAAAGAAGTAGAAGAAGAAGGTAATGAGGGTGATATATTAACTTTTGAAGATATGAATGGTAATCTAGTTACAGGAACTTATGAAGATTTAATTAAAAAGTATCCTGTGCCAGAACTACCTGATTTATCTGCTAAGTCTCAGCTAAGAGAAGGGCAAGTACCTACAGAAAAAGGACAGAAGCCTACTGCTCAAAGACAATTTGAAACAACAGGTGTTGCCTTAACAAAGTATGGTAATGTACAGTTTATGCCTAACGAGAATAATGTTAGAGACATGGACCTTATTAGAATGGAAGGTGCTGACGGTAAGGCACATTTTATTAGACGATATGAATTAAAGAAAATGTTAGGTAAAGATAGAATTACTTCTACAGATATTCTTAACCTCGACCCTTCTAAGATAACTAGAAAACCTGCAGGAGATGATTTTTATAAAGATAGTATATTAGGTAAGTATAACATTCTTGGTGGTGGTAAAACCATAGATGATATGTTAGGAGTTAATAGAACTGTACCTGAATATAAAGATGATGCTCCTGTTGTTAAAGGGGGTGAAAAGAAAGAGGTTAAGAAGAAAGAAGAAGTTAACCTTGCACCAACAACTATGAAAATTGCTGAGGGTAAAGAAACTAAAGCAGAAAAACAAGCTAGACAAGACCGTATACAAGCTGCGGTAGACAGATATAATAAAGCTAAAGAGAAAAACGAAACCACAACGCCAAGTACAGAGATGAAACAAGCAGGTACGGAAGCAATGCAATTGGCAGGTAAAGGTTACACAGGAGGAAGTGGTTTTGTTAAAGGTGGACTAGCATCTAAACCAAAACCAAAAAAGAAAAGAACCACAAAAGGATTAGGCACAAAACCTAAGGCTACCTGACAATCAAGTCAGCCCCATTAAAAGGAGAAAAATATGCCAGAACTAGCAGAAGTAACACCCCAAGCAACTGCAGGATTTGTAAGTAGAAGTCGTTCTAAGTACAAGGATAAAATTGAAAAAGACGAACAAGAGTTAAAGGAACTCATGGATAACAAGACTGAGGAAACTCCTCCTGTCGAGGAGACTGAAGCAAAGCCTGAGGAAACTTTAAGTGATGAAGAGAAATCTTTTAAGGTACGTTACGGTGACTTACGCAGACACTCGCAACAAAAAGATAAGGAACTTAATGAGAAGATTAAGGCACTAGAAGAAAAGCTAGGTCAGACAGAGCATCTCGTTCCTCCTAAGTCTGAGGAAGACATTGCAGCATGGGTGGCAAAGTACCCTGATGTTGCAGGTATAGTAGAGACTATAGCCGACAAGAGGGCTAAACAAATGTTTGACAAAGCTAATATACAAATTGAAGAACTGACAAAAGCAAAGTCAGAAGCAACAAGGAGTCGAGCAGAAAATGAAATTAGGGAACAGCATAAAGACTTTGATAAGCTACGTAACTCTGAGGAGTTTCATAACTGGGTTGAAGAACAGCCTAAATGGGTTCAGAATGCTCTTTACGAGAATACTGATGACCCTGCCAGTGTTGTTAGGGTCTTGGATTTATATAAAATTGACAATGGGCTTACTCCCAGTGATAAGAAAAATAAAAGAAAAGCTGCGGCTTCCGTAGTAAACAAGGGTTCTAAGACCCAAGTTGACACTGAGGAACTTGCAGATACAATTAGAGAGTCAGATATTGAAAAAATGTCTGCTGACCAATATGCTGCTAATGCTGAAAAGATAAATGCAGCTCATCGTTCTGGTAAAATTATCTATGATTTATCAGGAAATCGCAGATAAACTGTTGACAAATAACATTTTATCCGTATAACTAGTGACTAAGACACAAAGCCTCTTTCTAGACTACCTTTATGTCTTAGTAAAATCAAGTCTAAACAACTACGAATGACTACCTATATAAGTACAGACCCATTGGTTACAAGGTTCGCTACTGAATAACTGTATGCACTCTAGAAAGTATAGCCCTGTGTATGAC